TTTTTGCTTAAAACACCTTCAACATCTATTTGAAATCTATCACCTATTTGAATTCCCGTTGATTGTTGATCATCTGGCAAAGTCATCACCTGTATTGCTGCTGTAGGCGTTGGACTTAATGCATCATTAAAATCAAATTGAGGTATATTTAAAAATGGTATGTTGTCAATTTGAAACTCTGTATCAGAAGTATTAATAATACGTTTTGGAAAATGTTCCATGTGGAACATCAACATGACATTTTCTGTTTGGACATCTCTAACATTTTGTACTTCTGTATGAGCAAAAGGCGCTGTTAAAAATGCTATTGGCTGAAAAAATGTTACTACTGTATCTGTAATTCTATAAAAAGCTATGTGTCCAAATGAATCAGTCCTTACAACTGAGCTATAAGTTAAAGTTGGACTGCCTGCTAACGTACCTGATGATGGCGGTGTTGTAGTTCCAGATATTTTTTCTGCTCTTGCTACGCTACTTACAACCGATAATATTCTGTAAGTTGCTGAATTTACAGTAAAATTTGTTCCTACAATATTTGATGTGTTGCCAGAGCTTATTGTAAATTTGTAAACTTCAAAACCACCTGTTAATACAGAAAGATAATGTCTATCTGATTCAACGCTAAAATCAAATGTTTTTGCTAAAGATGCAGTAGTTGTTTCAAATAAAATATTAAATTCAGTCAAAGATAGCACAAGGCTACCTAAATCTAAGCTATCAGAAGTAACCCTTGATATTTTAAAATATTTCCAATTTTGTGAATCAGGCACTTTAAATTTAAAAGATTGTGCATCTTTATCTACTGTTATTGTGCCTACTGTTGTTTTTGTAGAAAAATTACTTTCAACACCTGCTACTACTTCAAAAGAGCCTGTTAGTGCTGAAGTTGTTGCGCCACCACCAGCATCAGCAAGTTTTATATTTTTTACTTCTACAAACCTTCCTAAAGTAGATTGGCTACTTAAATCATATGATGCAGCAACAAATCCGCTTGTTGTGCCAAGTCCATTTGTAATAAATGTTGTTGATGAGTCAAAGTCATTTATATTAGCTGCTGTACCGCCATTTGCATTAGTAATAGTCATTTGAGATGTAACAAATGGCTGCTGTATTTTTGATGCTGTATCTACATGCTGTGTTCCAGGTCTACGTTTTAAGCCACCTTGCGGTACAATAACTACGTTTTCAGCAGTTTGCATACCTTTATAATATTGATCAATATCTACTCTGCCTTTAATAAGGGGTGAAAGCTCACCACTCATAAAAGCACTTTGGAAAAATTTAGACATGGGCATGGCTAGCCCCTTACATTAACAAATGGATTGCTTGCTAATTTTTCTACTGGTGTTTGTTGCGAATCGGTGTATCTAGCCATACGTGATGCTGTTACATATTGCCTTGCATTGGCATCCATAGCACCACCGCTATCTCGTATAGAGGGCGCAAAATCCATAGCTAATGCATACTCTATCATTTTACTAAAGTAAACAGGCCACGTAGATTCTGGAGCATTGTAAATATAATCTATATGAAGCGTAGATTTTGTGTTCGTATATAGTTTATCGCCATACACATTGTAATTGACGGGAGGATTTACTTTTATTAAAAATAATAAATCAGATGGTAACTGATAAATAGAAGTAAACTCTGTGCCTACTGGGGTATCAGACGTTAAGTTTAGTTGCGCTTTTTTTCTTGCAAAGCTCCAAGTAAACTTAGTAAGTTCACTTTGTACTATATTGTCATAAAGATTGTTCGCAACAGTTTGTGCTCTTGAATTGCCTGTTAAAGAAGTTATAGGTAAATCACCTATTAATATAAGAGCGTTAGATATTAAGCCTATTTTAGAAGCCATAATAATCCTTATAAGAAAGGGGGGATTGCTCCCCCCGTTGTCTTATGCATCGCCTAATGCGGTTCCTGATGCTAAATCAATAGAAGTTCCATTGTTTGCTTTACAGAATGTTGCCGTTACGGAAACACCATCTGTATCAACAACTAACACAACATCACCTAAAGATATTTCATCTATTGC